TTATGCTACAATTCCCGTTTGATATCCAATCAATTACAATCAATACCAAAATAGTCGTAAAATCAAGGTTTTATCAAATTACAATATCTAGTCAATTGCTGTCAATCACATAACAACGTATTAAAAAACGTATTAAATCAAAAGCTGGGAAGTGCTATTTCGACCTCTGGACAAGGTCTTTTTTTTGCAAACAAAAAAAGCCCCGGCAAATGCCGAGGCTGATTCTTATTTTCCGTTATAAACTTGATCCCAAGTACCTGGGGCAAATTTCCCTTTGGTAACAATTGCTGTGAAATGTGGTGCTACTTTATAAGACTTCACTTCTGGAATCGCTCCAGCGGTAATAAGCGGAGCGATTAACGCATACTGTGCAGGACTAACGTGTATATACTTTTTATTCAAAACGTTGAACAAGAAGAAATCTCCCTTCTTATTCTTGTTGTCGTGGTCTTCCATCAATTTTACTACAAACATAATTGTTCCTCCTAATGATTTTACTTCTTTTTCAGCTTCTGCTGATTCTTTTGTACTTGTTGTGTAAGGTAGTCTAAACCAGCCTATAACACCTTGATAATTGCGATAGTGTTTACGAGTATATCCTCCACCGCCTACTTGTAATTGGTCGTTGATACCGTCTCCGTTTTCGTCCAGCCAACCGTCGATATTCTGTTCAATCGTATGCATACCGTTAACATCGGCAGAAACTACAATCCCAATATGCCCAAATTCGTCGCTAGAATCCCATCGGCAAACAAAGAAATCTCCTTCTTGAGGGATTAGATTTGGATTGTTCGTGTCATTGTAAACAACTTCTAGCCCTTGGCTTTTAGCTTTCCCAAGACCGTCCTTCGCATTAGTATAGGCTAGGTTCTTCTCGCCGTTCGTAAAATGTTGAACAATATGGTCTATCAAAGCGATACATTGCCCCCCATAGGGATTCGTAGGAACCTTTACTTTTTTGCCCACCAAAGAAGTTGAATAGGCAACTACTTCTTTTGCTGTAACCATCTATTCTTCCTCCTTCAAATCTGCTAGATTCATCAATACGCAGACGATACCAGATAATAAGGCGGTAGACAGAACTACTTGCCAATTTACTTCTGACAATAGAGCGGTCGAGCCGATAACGCCTAGCGCAGCTTGTGCTACTGTCTTAACTACCTTTACACCTAGTTTTCGCAAATATTTATCCATGTTTAATAACTCCTTTCTTTCATCATTGCTTTTACTTCTTTCATGTCTTCCGTCAGGTTTTTAATTTGTTCAGTCATAGCGACCAATGCCCGATTTTGATTATCGTGATCATCTAGTCGTCGTGTATGCTCCTGAATAGTTCTCTCAAGAAATGAGACCTTCAGCTCCAATGTGTTTATTTTAGTTGCCTGCTCAATAGCTTTGGCACGCAACACATTGTAAAAGCCATAGACTGTGACAAAAAAACCTGCCAAAGTAACAATTAGTTGATATTCAGGTTTCAAGTATTACTCCTCCTACGAACTACGCCTCGCCCGTGACTTTTGGCAAGCCATATGCTTCCAGTTGATTGTCCGGAATTGTCACATCCATTTCGGTGATGGTATTGCTATGTTTAAACACGTCAAATTCCATGTTCATACCGTGGACTTTTGCATCTGCTATTAAATTGCGACAGTAAAGTGTTGCAGCGTTTTGAGTCGCAAATCCACAACGCTCGCTGTACTCTGTGGTCCAATTACGTAATCCTGTAAATGAGTTAAATTCCAAAAATTCGCCAAGCTGATTTTTGATTACAAATACTGTTTCTGTTTTTGATTCTGCCATATTTATTTACCTCTCTTTTCTGGGACCCACTTAAAAAGGTCAAGTTTTTTGTCAAATGTGTAAGTAGTGCCCTTGACACTATCTAAAATATTTACAAGGCCTCGCTCATCGATTTGAACTACTCTGTCTAATCCACGATTACGAGACCAAGCGACGGTCGGAAACATCAGACGTCTGCCGTCCCAGCCTTTGATTTTTCCAAGGTAAATATCCCCGGACTTTGTTGATTTGACTGCACCGCTGATGTGTACAGTTTCATCAGTCTCAATGATGTAAGGTATCATTTAATCGTCCTCCTTTTAACAAATTAATGTTAGTGTTGTACAGTAGCGTTTACCTTTGTTTGCTCCTAAAATAGTCAAATTCCCTTGTGCATCCACTTGGATACGTTTTAATGCACCTGTATCCCATTCCGCCACGAGCTCTTGAGATCCACTGGCTGGTCTAAAACCTTTTGGCAAATTGCCGATGTAGTAATTGCCTGTTGTGTTCGATGTGACATCAAACCAAACACTCATCGTTCCACCTTGACGCACAACTTTTATATTTTTCGAAGGATTAAGATACGTGGAGTAATTTTTAGCGTTGATTTCTACGTTACCCGATGATTCAATTTTTAAATCAAGGTCGCCGTCAATCAACATCCCATATATATCAATCCCGATATCCCGCTTTTCACGATTAATAGTCCCGGAATCCATCCGAAAATGCAATCCCTTGCTTCTTAGTATAGTTACTATATGACTATCCACTGGGCTGGTTTTTGACAGTTTCATTAGTGGGCCATTTATTATGATATTGTTGTCAGTTATTAACATATCCGTGTCATGCGCTGGTATCGTATACGGCTCGACTTGTGCAATATCATACGTCACATTGCCTTTTTCTGCATTTTTTACAAAAACATAGCCAACATCCTCTGGGTGATGTTTGGACAATGTGATAGTACCACCTGTGATTTCCCCCAAGTCTGAGATGATGGCAGAGAGTTTTTTGACGTCGAGTTTATCGGCTGTAATCACACCATCTTTAATGTAGGTTCCATCAGTAATCTGTACTAGCTTACCATCAATTTTTACGGTGCCATCTTTGTTAAGATTGATTTGACTAAGGATTGTGCCTGCGTCCGTCAAATACTTGATGGCCCACGAGTTTTGTAGTTGAGTCATTTGAGTTTTTAGACCGTCTTTACCACTGACCTCCTGCAACAACCCTTTAGCTGTCTCAATCGCTTGATATAAATCGCCACCTATCGCAATTGACCGTTCATACTTGCCTGCTGACTGGATAGCTTGAGATATAGCAGTTCCGTCCCCAATAGTTTGTTTGTGCTCGTTTACAGTTTCTTCAATGACGTTAAATTTTGTTGTGGTCGCAAACGTTGGTATATATGGTGTAGCTTCTACCCCTTCCTCGAGTTTTATGTTTCGGATACGCCATTTTTTCCCAACTTCCGATAAATTGACTTTAAAATTCAGATAACCTACAAACATGCTTGGTTTATTTAAAACAACAACATACCGTTTCGGTTCTTTATTAATTTCAGTTAATTGGTCAGGGATACCAAAGTCACTCTCTAATCGACCTTTCTGTGCAATCGTATCAACCAAATACGCTTCGTAACTAACTGTATATTGTTTCTTATTGATGTCAATATAATCAGGTACCCTCCAGCTAAAACCAGACCAGGCTTTCGCAATTGTGATTTCAATCCAACCGTCTGAAATTTCTTCAATTTTTTGATTGCTAGGTGATAACGTGGCTTTTTTTAAATCAAAGTCAAATAAATTTTGATTAATTCCGGTAGGAATCATGCCTTGAGTTTCGATGATTTTGGTTTCAAAACCTTTTACAGTTTGTTGGAAACTAGATGAAACATCATCTATCCTTTTAGTTTCATCTGTTACGGTTTTTCGCAAAGACGTAAGTGCTTCGTCATTGGTTCGTTTATATTCTGCTACTTCGTGAGTGATGTTATCTAAAACAGCCTTAGAATCTTCAGGAGCATCAAAATATTCTTTAGTGGCATGACCTTCATACATCGCCACACCAGCAATTTCGATAGATTTTATTCCGTCAGCAGTGTTATTGCGACCGATAATAACTTGTTTAGCAGATGGTGGTGTCGATACAGTTTGTTTATATTTAACCCAATACCGCTTCCATTCGGTTGATAATTTCACAACTGCATATCCATCGGGTTTTATATCTTTAATATATCCTGTACTTGTTTCGACATATGTGGTCGTATTTGGTGAATAAAAATGACATACGCATGTTGCATTGTTTACATCAGACTTAGCAAAAAAGCTGATAATATACTCAGTATTAGTTAGTGGTTCTGTTGTTGCAGTAAAAGTATCATTATAACCGGAAGTCGGTCTGGAACGAGCAATGTTGAAGTCCCCATATTTATCTGAAGTATTAAAGTTTTTACTATTATTTCCAGATAAATCTCGAGTTCCTTTTAAAATATTTCGTATGCCAACTTGTAAATTCTCGTACTTTTCGGTAATTCCACTCAAACCATCTTCAATTGTTTTTGTTTTTTTATTTATGTTATCAATACTTGTGCCGTGTGTGCCAACAGTTGTGCTCAAAGAGTCAACAGTCCTCTTAGTGCCATCAGCTAAGGTTCGGACCTCATTAGTTTTCGTTGTAAGAGTGGATATTGATTGACCTTGCTCATTTACTGTTTTGGATAAATTGGAAACTGTGGTCTTAGTACCATTTGCAGTTTTCTCTACAGTATCAACACGACCAGCAAGTGCAGTATTTAGTCTAGTTGCTTCCTCAATAGCATCTGTTTTAGCTTGTGCAGCAGTACGATATGCGTTAGCTGCATCTGCTTTTGCTTGATTGCCAATTTGTTGTGCTTGGCTTGCTAGACTTGCAGCATCTGTTGCCTGCGCTCGAATTTCTGCCACTTGCCGGTCATGATCTTGTTTAGCATCATCTACCTGAGACTTCACATCTGTTATTTTTTTACCAAGGTCATCAAATTCTGGATTTCTCACTTCCGTGACAGTCGCTGGTGTCTCAATCGTTGTTCCATCTGTCAACTCAGTTTTAGTGTAGCTCACGACATACGGCTCGGCCTTAGTTGGATTAGGCTTTGTTTCTGCAAACGTACCGTCCTTGTTTGCCGTGTTGGTAGCAGACAGTTTGTTGAGAGTTTTGACAGACTTGATACCTGCTCCTGTCTTGCCGTCGGTCACATCCGTAAATGTGATTTCCGATTTTGCGACCGACTGACCATCGACAATAGCTTCAACACTTACTAGTTGCGTGCCATTGACATTTTCAGCAGCGATGCTGTAGGTTTGAGCGGTTTGAGTGTCATTGCCAACTGTCCAAACAAAAGAGGCCCCAGAAATCCTTTCTGTGCCTCTTTTAAGTATTGGGGTTATAAGACTATTGCCAGTGCCATTTTTAAACACAGTACCGTTATCGGTTGCCAAATCAAGCGTGTATGGTAAGCGGTCTGCGACAAGCTTATCTACCATAGCTTGCAAGTCATCACTGATGTGACTTTTGAGTTTTTTAAAGTTACTAAATGTAAGCTGGTCTACGTTTGGTTCGGTAAAGCTCATCTCGATTTCGTCAACTCGGAACTCGAGTAACAATTGGCTACCATCATCATTGCGTAGTTTATCAGTCTGCATCTTCCAGGTATCACCTAAATCAAGGTCAAACCGCTGGTTGCGAACCAAGCTAGACCGAGCTTTTGCACTAAAAGTGATTTTTGGATAAGCATTTGCCTGCAAAAACTTGAGACCGTGATTCATAAGTTGGTCTTGCTTAGTGTAATCTGTCGTGAGTGTTTTCTCTCGGTAAGTTGCGATTTCCACTCCTGCCTGCTTCGCATTGCTTGGAAAAAGTCGTGCAGCAAGTACCGCTCGATAATATTGATCACCAGCCACCTTTTCAAACTCGACTTGGCCATCTGTATTGTAGATTTTGGCAGACTGATTGGTAAAGTTGAGATTGTCTTTTCCAGTAACCTTTACTGCGGTCCAAATACCTTTATAATCAATATCACGCTCCACAACCTCTAACCCCGTCTCGGACATGAGAGGTGGTAAGTCGTCACGTCTACGACCAACTCCTTGATATCTGTCGTCATGCTCTCGATAGATATGTATTAATGTCTCTTGTATTGGCCCATCATAAGATAAGACTGTTTCAAACTCAAATTCTGCATCAAAGCTAGCCATGATGTCCTGTAGACGAGTAATTTTAGTATCATTCGTACTATCATACTTGAGAGTACGTTTGACGCCTGCAAGCTCATTTATACCTATTTTAAGCTGACTATTACCAGTCAAGCCTGACCGCTCAAGATACCAAATTATGTCATGACTATCCTTGTTATCGATGCTTGGAGCTTCCTCATAGACAATGTCTGCGTTGTTGTCTACTGTTTCAAATTGGATGTGTGTTGTTACAGATGAGTCTTTAACGCCGATAATCGTAAAGAGATAGCTCCTTCCTTTGTAAACAAAACTAAAATAGCTAGCTTCCTCAAGTTTGATGTTTTGATATCGTGGATCAGATTTAGAAACTGAAAAATTAAAGGTGCTCAAGCCATTTGAGCGGTATCGATGCCACTTGTCTGCTTTAAATTTAACTGCTCCTGGTATATCGTCTGACAAAAAACCAGTCTTAACCATTTGCCGATTATGGATGATAATTAACAAATTTTATAACCACCTTCCTTTTACTTCTACAGTTACTTCTACGTCCCCTGACCACTCCGATTTTTGGAGGTACAGTTTGCTTTCTCCCGGCGGTAATCGCAAAAACGATCCGCCAATCGAAAATAAATCTGCTCGTGGATAATCATTAATCGTGATGTCTGTTGTGCCATTGTCCAATTTAAAAACATCGCCAGCCAAAAATAAATTTTTGACACCCGAAATTTTATCGTTATTAGTAATCTCACACATCATAGATTTTAATTTTAGGACGGTGAAATAATGGTTGGCAATCAAATCTCGCGTACCATACTGACCAATCCAAATCCCGACTTTAGCAATGGCTACATCTGCCAATTCTGGCACAACGAGATCATAATACTTACCCCACCAAAAAAAGCGCAGCTTGGCGCCAATTTTTTCGAAATCAATAGAGCCGTGTGTCTTTGTCCTGAACGGATTCTCCTTTTCTTTATTGGAAGGAGTAAACTTAAAATTCTTAAACCGTCTAAAACTATTTCCGCCATAAGACATGAGAAAATCCGCTTCATTTTTGCTTGTTGAAGCTTTATGGACCTCATACATAGCAACAATTCGGTTATTTGCATCCATATAGATAACCTTTAGAAGCCCCGTCTGACTAGTTTTTCCAGTCTCTGCAGCGACCTGGAAGCGAGAATAAAAACGCTGGGTACCAACACCAGCACTTGAAGATTCGATTGGAAACACGTTGAAGCCACCAGCCCAATGTTTTCCATCACCCCAACCACCTTTTGCAGCTAAGGTTACTTCTCCATTAGCTGCTACTTTGAGAGTTCCTCCTGCTAAATCTCCTGTAGGAGTACTTGTAACTGCTTTCCCACTAAAGGATGTACTTGACTTCATCAGTATCTTTCTTGCTGGTTTTTCGTCCATGTCAATATCTTCACGATTGCCAGCAACAAAGGCTCCGGTCTCATTGTAAAGGGCTAGATAGCCATTGTCAGTGCTGTGCTTAACTGAGATTATAGGGTACGCATCAGCAGTGCCAGGGTTTGTTAAAACCATTTCGGTAGGATTTTGAAAGATTTTCGTAATAGCGTTGGTTGAATAGGCCTCACCTTCATCTGCATAGAATTTAAGGGTTAACCTTGCATTTCTCATTGCGCTAGTAGGAGTAATGTTTTCAGTAATCGAAGCAATATAGTACCTGTCCGGCTGCACCTTTAAAATTAAACGTTTATTTTTTTCACGGAAAATGTCGTTAAGCATATCGATTGTGTCTAAGACATTGTCTGCAATCTCAATCGGTACTTCGATTGTCCGGCCTCCGTTTTCGTCAATTCCTTGCGGAATGGTCGAAGAAATGATTACATTCCCCCTGAAGCGCTCGGCTAACCAAATTCCGTTGTAAGATATATCATGATAATTTATCAAACGCTACCTCCAAACATATCTAATATTGCTTGTTCCCTATTGATTTTGGTTTTAACTTTAGAGTAAATGTTACCAACTATACTATCTCCATCAAGCATAATATTCGGATTCTTCTGCAAAAGTTTTTCTAACAATTCAATAATGGTATATAGAGCTTGTAGAATTTCTTCTTGTTCTAATCGCATTGTTTCTGCGACGCCGATACCAATGTCGCCCAGTGTTTTGCTGTTCAGTGGCAAAATAGCTTCGTCACCAGCTTCTCCACCAACCATAGCATTGTTACCATTTATGCCGAACATGGTCGGAGCAGTCATGATACCACCTTTTGCGTACCATTCAACGCCGATACGAGGCAACGAACCTTTCCCCATCAATCCGAACGGTGGTTCCCCTCCACTTACATTAAAATGTGGTACTTTAATATCCGGCAACTTCCAGCTAAAGTTAAATATACCTTTGATAGCCTCGACTACATTTGAAACTATGTTTTTAGCAGCATTGATTTTGTCGGAAATCATGTTTTTTAATCTATCCCAGGCTCCTGTCGCTGTCGAAACAATTCCGCTCCATAAACCAGAGAGGAAAGAGCCAAGACCTTCCCAAAGTGCTTTACCTGTCGCCACTGCAGTTGACCACGCTGACGACAACCAAGACATAAAGCTAGACCACATTTTCCGTCCTGTTTCTGTTTGTGTAAAGAACCAAACAAGACCGGCTACAAGTGCAGCGATTGCTGCAACAACTAAGAAAATAGGATTGACCGAAAGAACTGCATTGAAAGCTGTAAATGCTCCTGTTGCACCCATTGTCGCTGCTGCTTGTGTCGCTTCCGCGGCAGTCAAAGCACCACTTTGGACGAATCGTGCTAACATCAAGCCATTTCCGACTGCAAGAAGCGTATTTTTTACAGTTTCAATCGCTTGTATAGTGCCAGCTACCACCTTGTAAGCCGTCCACGCAGTTGTGACACCTACAACGGCTGATTTCAATGCATCAACTGCAGGGCCACCTTTTTGGAACCAGTCTACAAAGTCTTTGATTTTGCCTGTCGCTTCTGCTAGGAAGTCAGACACCCCACTCAATACATCTTTGAGCCGATCAATTGACTCTTTTCCGCTATCAATTCCTGTAAAACCAGATATAAAATCCGATAGCATGGAACCAACGTCAGAAAAGATTGATTTTAAATTATCAAATGTTGTGGACAGTCCTTGAAATGGCTCTGGAAGTCCAGCAAAAAGTTTGTCAAAGAATCCGACAAAAGTAGTCGCCACTTGTGGCAAGACATCAGTCAGTAGTGTATTAAATAAAACTGGTAGAGTAGCAATCAACGATGATATAAGTGCAGTTGCTCCACTTGTAAGAGCGGGCAACAGTTGACTAAGTATACCTGGTAAATATCCAGCCAATGTCTGTATGACTGACGACAAGCCAGATATGAGCCTTGGGAGAGTTTGGACAATTCGAGGGATTATGTTATCAAGCATAATCTTGATTGAATCAGTTAGATTGCCAACTAATGCGCTGAAATCTTGGTCTGGGTCTGACATGCCGGCGAGAAAGTTCTCCCAAGCAGCTTTTACCATTCCAATCGAACCGGAAATTGTGCTAGAAGCTTCTCTTGAAGTTGTTTCGGCAATCCCCATTTTTTCTTGCATGACGTGGATGGCTTCGGTAACATCTGCAAAAGAGGATATGTCATACTTGATTCCGCTGATTTTTTCAGCATCAGCAAGCAATCGCTCCATCTCTTCCTTGGTACCGCCGTAACCAAGTTTTAGGTTGTCCAGCATCGTATAATTTTGCTTAGAAAAACCATTATATGCATTTTGGATGAGTTCCATCGAGGTCCCCATCTTATTCGCATTATCCGACATATCAACGATTGTCTGGTCAGCAAGCTTGGCAGCTTTTTCGGTATCTCCGCCCACGGATTGGATAAGCGAGGCACTAAACGATGTTACGGTCTCCATGTACGCATTTGCTGATAGACCCGCTGTCCGATACGCATCTTTAGAGTTCTTCAAGACCGTATTTTGCGCATTCATGAGCTTGTCATACTCTGCCGAAGCATCAGCCACACTCTTTCCGACTGATTGAGCATATTCTTCTAATGACTTTCCACCAGCGCCAAACAATGTCTCAACACCGCCGACCAGTTGCTCGTAATCAGCATAGCTTTTAACAGCGACACCGCTCAATGTCGCAAGCGCCGTCACTCCTACCGCTAAACCGGTAGCCATGACTTTTCCAGCTTTTACCGCAACTTGACCAATCTTTCCAAAAATTGCCGATAGTTTTCCGTGGCCTTTTTCAGCGTTTCCAACAGTTTCGTCAATTGCCTTATTCGCTGGCTTATTATCAATCCCGATTTTTCCGAACAATTCAAAAATGTTCACGTTTTACCCTCCTTTCACCCCAATTTTCAAGATAGATTCAGCCAGTTTGATAGCCTCATCGTCTTTTTCTTTACTTTGCTTACGCTCTTCTTGCTTTTTGATATAGTTTTTCTTCGAGTATTTATTGATAAAGTCAGATAGTGACATCTCAACATCTTTGGATTTCCAAATATCTGTTAATTCTTCCTTGTCTTGTTCGTCAAGTAAATACATAAAAAAGTCCAAAGACTCCCTCAAAGTTTGTGTCTCTAAGAGTGTCTTTGGATTTCCATAGCGCTTGAAGAGTATATCTTTTAGCTTGTTGACATCTAATCCAATAGCGAAGCAATAGATTGGAAAAAATCTTTGAGTTCCGCCTTTTTCCCAAAATCAACAAGTAATTTTGAGTAATCAAGCATACTCAAAGTTTCGATTTCCTTTTGACTAGTTCCAGTCAAGTCTCCTAAAAAGCGATTGACATCATCTTTGGCATCACCGACATGTCGCAAAATCGCAAATCCAATATCAGTAACTAGTACCATACCACGCTTTTCAATAGCAAGAGAGGCTTCTTCCTGCTCTTTTTTGGTTGGTTTCTTGCTCTTGTGGTCAGACAGCTCTACCACCTTTTGATTTGTGCCATACTGACGTTCAATAAGCGCTACGACCTCTTCCTTGATGTCTAACTTGCCGATGATGGACAACATCGTAAAGATGTCGCCCCCGTTCAGTTCTCGCATTTTTAAATCAGCCATTTAATCCTCCTTTAAGCAATATTCGGGAAGTAAATGCGACCCGGCAAACTCAAATCTTCGACTTGCCCTGCATCAGCATGTGCTTCAAATGTCATTGCAATAACCGCTTCTTCGTTATCCTTGGTTTCAAAATCGAGACCAGACGTGCAAAGAGCGTTGTCAATGATAACGATGATTGGGTCATCTGTACCGGACATAGTGCCAACGATACCAAGGTTCTCAATGTAGTCTGTATCTTCCAACTTAGGCTTACCAGTAATGACTTTATAGCCGCTTGGCGCATCTGTACCATCTGCTTCTTCAATGGATCCGTTGATAGACAACCGGATATTTTCCGCCGTCAATTCCTTGACATTCGTTTCAATCTTCATTGATTGGCTTTCAAGCAATTTCTGACCAACCGCAGGAACGAAAACACCGTCAATATCAACGACACGGTGATTCTGCTCAATAGTGGCTTTGTTACCGCCTGCAGTTGCTCCGAGAAGTTCACCTTCCCACTGAGATTTTTCTTTATTCCAAGTAAGATTTTTGTAAACTGCCCCAGCATTAATAAGGTAATGCTTAGGCGTGTTCTTTGTATAGCCTGTACGCTTTACAGCTGATTTTTCTCCCATTTAATTTCTCCAATCTATTTTTAGATAAAAACGCAGATTCCGTCTTTGCAAAGTATCCGAATTAGTCGGGACATTCTGCAATCCTTGGAACTGCATACGCATATAGCAATCTTCAAGCATGATGTCTAGATGCTCAAAGTGTCGTTTGATCTCTTGTGCCATTGTCTCAATGTCTGACTGGTTAAAGCCTTTATTATCGAAAATATCAATATCTAAGTAACAACCGTCAGCATTGCGGTCGATGTTCGTGAGGTTGGTTGAGAATACCAGATACGGATATACGACCGTTTTCTTTGAGTTCATCAAGTAGTAACTTTCAGAGTGTACCTCTTTCAGTTGTTTCAAAATCTCTTTGATAACTGGTCTCATTTACCTAACCTCCCTAACAAATTAACGAAAATGGCTTGTATCTGTTTCTGATTTTGTCGAAAAGCAGGTCTAAGATACGGATCAGGAGGCATACCGTAAGTAAAGTAAACTTTCCCGTCTGCTGTTTGGTAAATCCAACCGCCTTTTCTACCGTTCCCTGCTTCCGCAAATTCACCCGTACCAAATTCAACGTAGATTGCGTATTCGCAATTGGTACCAACATAAGCTACCAATTCATCAGCATTGACCTTATAGCCAATGGAATCTCTCAAAGCCCCTGTATTTGCTCTGACAAGCAAAACAGCTTGGCCTTCAACAAGCATTGCTGCTTCAGTCAACCCTTTCAGAATTAGTCGTTCCATTTCAGCTTTAACTTGTTTCGAATTGTCTTTAAATTGCATCTAACCCACCGCCTTGACGTAGATTTCAAGGTGATGTCCGATGTTGACAGGGTTGTCCACATATGTGACTTCATAAGTCTTTCCAAGTGTGTCAATGTGGTCATACTTACTGACATCTACAGTCATGTCCTTAGTCAAGATGACGTGTGTACTATCTTCTAGTACTGCCAACTTGTTCGTGGATTCTGTGCCACTCAACATATCCATATAGCCTGCAAAGACTGCTGTCTTAGTAAACTCTGTAACAGTCTGGCCAAGGTCGTTTTCGCCTGCTTCAGTTTGTTTTAAAACGTAAAATACCTGCATCAAGACCACCTCAATTTTCTGTATTTATCCAAAAAGCCAAGCAGACTTACTGGATACCCCTCAGAACTTTCGGCAGCAGTCACGTCATAATAAGTCACAGACCAACGTGCAATCGTCTCGGATTTGAGGCCAATTTTTTCGGACATTTTAGCGTCATAAGCCAGTAACTTCTTGACCCCCTCTAAAACATCCGCAGGATAGCTTATTTTTGTCAAAATAGCCCCTGTTTGAGTTTCGGTGAATAAATCCCCGTCCAACTCAATAGAGCCATCAGAAACGTTTTTAACGGTATATAGACCGTCATTGAAATCTGTCCCGTTGATTTCTACGGTGTCGCCTGCTTTGAAAATATCTGTCCGACTTTTCGTCTTGACCGTGTTTCCGTCCAAGGTCAGTCCATGGCATCTGAACTTGATAGCTTGAAAATTATTGTTGGTGACCTTTCGGACCATTGCTTCTAGACCATTGCAAGTCTCCTGTGTAGCCTTTGAGTCTAGTTTCTGTGCTTCCTCAAGAGTGATAATCATTGTCTACCTCCTAAAAATAAAAGGAGAGTAGCTGACTACTCCCCTTGTTTTTGCGCTGCTAGCAATTCAGCTAGAATTTCAGTTTTTGCATTTTTGGCATAGGTAACACCTAATGCGTCCAATTCAGCTTTGATGGCATCACGGTCGAACGTCACAGTTTCCTGCTCCTCATTGTCAACCTGTTTCACTTCCTTCGCGGGAAGTTCAATCAAAGGCTTGATTAAGATTGTTCCTTTATTGTTCCTTGCACTCTCTAAAGTAGCAATGCGTTCTTCAGATGGTAAGTAACCTTCTCGTGGATAAATCGAGTTGACAGGATAGTGAACGTCTTCATCTTCTGTGTCAAAAAAGGAATCAACTACAATAAATTTTTTCATATAGTCGCCCCTTCTTAGACTTGATCAGTACCTAGCGAGTGGCGGATTGCAACAATACCGATATTCTTATCTTCGTAAACTTTAGACCAGTTATTAGCTGTCGCAAGCTCCGCATTTGATGGTGTTTCTCCAGACACAGTCGCATCAGTAAACTTCACACCGTATGGATGAAAAACAAACGCACGACGTGTATAGACTTCGTCAATACCTTTGGAAGCAACACGATTTTTTTCAAAAGTAGTAAGTTTTTCAGGCGTACCAGTGTTGCGACCAAATGCCCCCTCAGATAGCAAGTATGTTGTGTACTCGTTGCCAGTTGGAGCATTGCTATCATCTACAATTACACGATATCCTTGATAAATAGGAATGTCAATCTTTGCATCAGTAGGCTGAATATACGAAATCAAGTTATCCTTTTGCAATTTTGTATACACAGCAGAATGCATTACAATAACTTTGATTTTATCCGCAGCATCACCAAGCAATTGCTTAGCATTGAGCACTTCTGACGCAGTAATAGGTTTATTTGCAAGATTTAGTAAGTGAGTCGACTCCAAAGGTCCACCTACCGCAAACAAGCCTTTTAGAACTGATAACAATACTTTCTGCTCTTGACGCAGCCAGTAATCGCCGATTCGAGATAAGAGCGCGCGCATTGGATCATCACCAGAAATTACAGCGGAAAGCTCATTGACTGCCCATCCGCGTCCTCGGTACATAACTGCAGCGATATCCTTTCCTGCCGTGATTTTACCTGTTCCAAGTTCGACATCATCACCAAGAACTTCGTCATCTCCAGTCAAATCATTCCAAAATGGCATGTTTACCAAAGTATTCCCTGCTGTAATCATTTCAGATACACGCTCGTCTGCAATAGCGATACCAGAGTTTACAATGAGTGATTTTTCTGCAGTATATTGTTGCATATAAGCATTGTAAATTTCCGGTGTGATAGTATCTAAAATTTTAGTAACTTCTTTTGTCATTTAATTAGTCTCCTTTTGCTTGTTGTTTCAAAAATTCAGTTAAATTAACTGATTTATCTCCAATCGCCGAAGCGATATTGTGATTATTTGTACGCTTACCATCTGGCAAGTCTGCACCGCCTAACGACTTGAAGCCGTTGTTGTCTGGGGCTGAGTCTGTAGTTTGGAAAAATGTTGGGTGATTTGTTTGTAAATCCTTGATTTTATTTTCAAGGTCTTTAATCGCCCCGTTTTCATCCACTTCAACCTCGCCTAGTTTGTACATGAGATAGTCCACATCTGTCGCCTTGGCATTTGTCAGAGCATCTTTGATTGTTTGCTGCTTGGCTGACTCTTTCGCCTGCGCTTCAAGCTGTGTGACTTTATCCTTGTACGTTTTCAGCTCATTCTGCAGTTCTTCGTTGTCCTTATTGGATTTCTTCAACGTATCAAGCGTGCTGTTAGCTACTTTTAGCTTTTCAGCCTGTTCGTTATATACATCTTTAGGGACAGCGTGCTTTGGAAATTCTTCTTTCGCTGCGTTCATGACCGCATCAATGTCTGTTTTTCCATCTGCAGTATGTTTCTCAATAAGTTCTTTTAACCAATCCATTATTGGCTACCTCCATAGATTTTATTAGGGGCTCTCCCCCTGTGGGAGTTGTCACAATATACCCTGTGACAATTTGGGTACACGCTCTGCAGGATTCGAACCTGCGTCATCGGTTTTGGAGACCGATATCTTAACCTCTAGACAAAGAGCGCAAAAAGAAAACCGCATGGGATTCCATACGGTTAAATTATTCAGCTAGTTCATAGGTTTCTGCAAAGATATCCGGTTTACATGGATAAAACTCACCTTGGATACCTTTGATGATATAATCACCTTTTTTAGCTATCATATCTCCCTCAAGTGTATCAATCCAAAGCGTACCTAAATCATCAAACCAAATATCAGATTTAGCGAACTGGATAAGCTCCCTATAATTTTCTCCAGTCCACTGAATCGCTTCAATTACTACTGGTTTCTTACGATATTTCATATTTACCTCCTGTTTTTGAGTACAAAAAAAGCACTTAGATCGCTCTAGGTGCTTAATAAAATCCAAATTTTGAACTTGTTCGCTGGTATTCTTCACGCCATTCTTTGTACTTTTCGTAAAGTTCAACGATTTCTTGCGGAGTATCTGGTCTCAACCGCGGATTTGTATATCGATTTTCCTTCTCGAACCAAGGTTCTATTTTTTGCATCATCTTAGTTCCTTTAGTAATCACCATCTCCATGTTACCAGTCCTCCTTTTCCAAAAATTTTATTATTGTTTTACCAAACCCGTCTGTAGTTAGTAAATCTAATGTGTTTGCTTCAGATATAATTTCGTTTGTCGAATTCAATTTTCCAAAATATCCATCCAAATGTCCTTGAGCATAACCGCTAACATCTGTACCTACATTATAGCCTTTCTTATCAAGAAACTCAAGTAATTTCGCATTAAATCTTTGCTTTGATTCTGCATAGGTAATACCATTTACTTTTGCATGGTGATCAATGTGCATATAATGCTTGTAATGGCCTAACTCGTGGACTAACGGGCTTCTTGGGTCGTTATCAACCGCAAAGAATTTACCAACATTCCCATCTTTCAGCCATTTCTTATTCGCAGTCTGTAGCCGTTTGATAATGGCTTTTTCATTCGCTTTGCCAGCGTCTAAAAAGACAGTATTTGTTGCAGGGTCATACGCTCCGAAGCTGTGCTTTTTACCAACATCCAGCGCTCCGTCATAAAGGACAAAACGAGGAGCTGGGCTACCTTTCGGGACATTGATTACTTTCATCACTTCATCAATCTGATTTTCATAATAAGAAAATGCTTTACGTCCAGAACCGAGGCTGTCAGAGATATACAGGTTGTGCTTCGAGTTTAACACCTTGCGTCCCTTAAAGGAAGCTTCCTCACCACGGATAAGTTCTTGTTTGCCCTTTTGGGGGCTAACCAGTTTATCAGATTTCAAGTAATCTGCATCGGTTCCCATGGTAAAACGACGCCTATCAATAGCTTTTTCCCACTCTTGATAATTCTTGTACTGGATTACCTCACCAGTCTCGTTATCTCTGCGCAACACCTCTGACTGGTCATTTTTTAGCCTCGAAATCGTCCGACAGCGGCAATTGACATCCTCACTGGCAACCCCAAACATGTGAGGTTGTTTTGTTTTGCGACCGTTTATCTCAAAGTACCCGTCCGGCTTGACTTTGACACCGTCCAACAACTGGTGATTGTGCCTGGTACGACCGTCAAGAGTAGCTACCCACACCTTTTCAAACTCGATACCAAGGCTTTCGGCTTCCGTCTGGGCTTTTTGTCTTGCAACTGCCTGCACACGTCCTGCCTCGGTACGTGTAATGACCATAGCCCGACGATAGGAACTATACCCTTGTTCTGCCAATCTAGCAGATGCTTGAGCATAGCTAGCACCATCTAGGAAGATGCGTGTCAAATCGTCCTTGATGTTCGCTTTTAGGCGTTCAGCAACACCATCATTCAAACGTTCGGACAATTTGAAATTCGCAACAGGCGTGTCAATAATCGTCCGCAGTTCATCTTCTTTCAGTATGGCGAAGTTGATTCCACCGTGCCCGCTTTCAAACTCGTAAAAAAGTTCATTATAGGCGATTTGACCTGTATGATCTAAATGCCCTCTAATTTCGTTTTTAAGCCCCTTTTTAAGTTCTGCGGTAGATTGTTCTAACTGTTCCAAAAGAGCCGTCATTTGGCTTAATTTTAACTTCTCTGATGATTTCAACTCACCTATCCGCTGATAATCGACAAGTAATGACTTTTTAAGGTCTTTTATTGTGTCGATATACAGGTCATAGAGTCTCCTATCCGTCAGCTTGTCCGACTTGTCCAGCAGGCTCTCTATCTCCTTCTGGAACTTGTTCAGCTCCGCCATCTTCTACCTCCGTTGATTGGTTAAAATCGGACTTATACCCTTGTTCTTCCAAGGCTTTTTCGACTTCGTCCGGGTCTACTTCCAAGACGCCAGCCAATAGCTCTAAAACCGTCCTATCGTCCAAGCGTGGTGCAGCAGTCATGATGTTCCCAATCAGCACCTGCTTAGTGTCTGCCTCGGTTTTGGCCATGTTCGCATTGTCTACCTCGTTCGCCATCACATCACGAGTGATTGTAATCTCGATATCTGACGTGTCATAGGTTTTATTGTGGATTTCATTGATATTTTCCACAATCAACTCTAGCATTTGTTTAATAACCGCACGCAATCTGACCTCTGCCTTGTTGCATTTGAGGTCAAGTAGACTATATCGAGACAAAATAACCACGTTGGTGATATTTCCATCGCCAGTCTGCGAACTATCAAAGCCCATGCCAAACTTGTAGATAGCCTCTTTGTCTATCTCTAACTTAGCCTTGCGTGCTTCAACTGGGATGTTAGTAGTAATGACATCAATACCGCCGTTTTCACCCACGCCGACAGTCTTCTTAGTTTTGAGATTGGTTACAAGCGTGTCGAGATTATCGCCATCGTATCCACGGACTGCATAGATTGGATGGTCGAAGTCAATCAAGTTGTTAGATAAAGCACAAGCCATCATGTCGTAATCATCGATTAGGTCTTTGATTGGCTTCAAGTCATTCAATTTCTGCTTGTTGTTTTCCAAGCAGATAAATGGCACACGACCATAGCCTTTACCCAGCTTTTCTGTTCCTTTCTCAGCCAGCATATGGGGCTGTGGATTAATTGCGACAGAGCCATCTAAATTTACATCACTGTCAACCTGCACAAAATAAAAGACCTCTTCTTTGGTCCATAATTGAATTTTGGTTACGGTCTTTAGTTTGCCATCAATGATAATCTCATCATCGTAGTAATAGATGAGCTGGTCGATATTGTAAAATCCGTCGTAAATCGGCACAATCTTGAAGGCATCTGCGGTTTTAAATCGAATACGCTTGTCCTGGTCTTTTTTCCAAAACACGTATTCGATAGATTTCTGACTAGCGCCTTCAACAAGTTCCTGCAGCATAAGCTGGAAATCTTCGTCAATGTAGTCATCCAAGTATTCTTGCAATCCCACTTGTTCTGTTGTCACTTCGATCGGATTAGATAGCAAGTATTGGACTTTCTGATCTACAAGTTCTGTAAAATATTGATGTGCAATCTTCGTGTTGCTTCGATATTTCTCTTCGACGATTTGACCTTCGTTATTAAAATAAAACAAGCGGTAATCCTCAATGTCGTGTCGGCCGTTGTAGTAATTGATACCAGTCCGCATATCTCGCTTTAATACACTAGCGCGGTCATTTGCGACCATGGTTTTTATATCGGCAACAAGCCGAGTGATATTTTCTGTTTGTAGCATTCTTCCTCCTAAACTAGCCAGCCACTAGATTCGATACATTGCAAGCTATATCGCAAAGCATCCATCAAGTGATTGTTTTTATCCTCTGGCTTATTGAGCCAATTACCTTCTCTGTCACGTTGGTAACAATAGCTATAAAATTCATCCATGATATGTTTTAGGTTTGGATGCACAATAATCTTATAGCCTTGCAACTTAGAAACCCCAGCCATTACACTATCTTTACCTTTCCGGCTTGGTTTTATCCGTCTAATCCCATGCTCTTTTTTAAGCTCTTCGATTAGTCGCCCTTCCGCACAGTCAGCGATGATGGTTGAGTTTTGATAACCTTTATCCCTTATCATTTGCGCTACCTCTCGAGTAATCAAACCTGATTGATAATGCTCATCAAAAACATAAATTGTCTTAGCCTCATCGTTGATTACCGATGCAGTCAGCGCCGTTGGATCGTGAGTGAAACCAAAGTCGAGGCCAAGACAAAGTTTATTCACTTTATCTTTTAGCAACTCATCTTTATCAAAATCAGCAATCGTAACATTCTCGTAAATAAGACCTTCGGCAACTCCCCACTCCCCGTCACAGACAATTCTAGCCCGTCTAGGATTAGTATGATACAAATCTTCGTAGCGTTGCTTATCGACATCATCAAGCCACTCGTTGCACCGATATGTAGTTGTCAGCGATAACGTATCAGAGCGCTTGGTCTTGTCATCAAAAAAGACGCGTTTCAGCCAGTGTCTTTCGTTCCATGGGTTAAACGTAACCGTGATTTGTTTAAAAAAATCTGGAACATCCAACGTCCCACGAATTGATTCCACAACAGTAGAAAATTTGTCTTCGGTTTCAATTTGATACGCTTCTTCAAACCATGCCCAGCAGAGAATACCGACATCAACTGTAATTGACGTAATCTTCAACTCATCATCAAGACCACGAAATAGAATCTTTTGCCCAGTCTCTTTGACAGTGATTTCGGGCAAACTCTCATTAAATTTAAAAAGGTGTGTAACCTTTAATTGATTACACGCCCATTTGAAGTCTGTATATGTCGATTGCTTGTTTGTATTAGAGTACCTGCGGACTACAAGTAGGTTGGCCCAAGGATATTTCAACAACCGAGTAATAAAGTTCAAGGCTGTTGTCTTGGATTTTTTGGAGCCACGGCTGCCTTTTACAACTCTATAAAAGTTACGCGAACGCCAAAACTGACCATATCCCGCGCCTACTGTCGTCGGCAAATCTACAACAAAATCTATCTTTGGTTTAGTCCGGGATATCGTCTTCATTGGCAAATACCACCGTTCCACGAACTTCTGCTTCTACTTTGTCACTCCAAAGCTTGTACCGCTTACCTAGCAATTCCAAAGCTTTGTTCCTGTCGCTGTTCTTGGTTGGATATTCAACAAGTTGAGGAATTTCATCATAAACCTTAACAGATTTTCCGCTAACTGGATCGACTTTCAACACTCCCACTTTCGTAGTTACCACAACGGTCTCCTTGGCTTGACCGGAAGCAATTTCAGACAACATGACTAAAACTTGTTTTTGAGTCAATATCTTCTCGTCTTGTAACTCTTCCATACGATTTTGGATATATTCTGAAATGCCAACATTTGCCAACAATTTATGTGATTGGGCCCTAGCATAATTCTTACTATATCCTGCTTTGATTGCAGCTTCCTCCGCTACCCCGCAGATGATGTACTCATCTGCAAATCGTCTCTGTCTTTCATTCAACTTTCCACCACCTCCAATCAAAAAAAGCCGGCGCATCGTATGCTTACCGACCTAATCCTATAATTAAAATCAGACCAACGCGAATGCTCAGAAAAAGTTTTTTGTTGGTTGTTGGTCTGATGATTGGCAGTTCGATTTTTTAAATAGCTGTTCCCTTTATATAAAAGGCTCTATGTAAATGATTATCTCTTCTGCCAATTATTTGATGGTACCATAATAACTCATTTTCGATGCGACAAATAGGCATAAAAGTCGCATCTTTTAGCAAAAACCATAAAAATCCGCAAAAATTTCTAAAATTCTCTCCCGCTTACGGTAAATTGTACTTCTGTCGTATTTCATTTTATATGCTATCGCCTCCCAAGTATTTACCGACCCACGAGACCAACGAAGCCAGAAGATTTCTGTTAAGTCGTCATCTAAGATGTCTAGCGTGCTTTCTACGGCTTCTTTTTGTGCATATAGACTATTTAGACGTCTATCACTATCCCAACGCGCTACGGTCGATTCTGTGGGCTTAGAAACGATATTGCTTTTCCCTCCGCCTACATTAGTATCGTTATTAGGAATATCTGAAATTTCTAGTTTGCGCGCTGCAATCTTACGATCAATGCTTACATAATCAAATAGTAATTCATCTAATGCTTTTAGTTGTGCATTACTTAACCTTCTCAACTCGCCTCTCCTTATGATATAATAGATTTGTAGTTATTATTCACAAGGAGTCAGCGCATGCTGGCTTTTTTTAATGTTCTTCCACCAGAATCATTGTTTGCCTCCTATTCTTGTCATTTCCAACTGTAATTCTAGTTTTTCTTTAGCTAAACGCTCGCACTCCCTGTCTATTTTTGCAATTTCCCGACAAAGCCATTTGATATATCGCTTTTTATCTTTGTTCATCACTCCTCCACAAGCTTAGCCCGCTCTAAACTTAGGTATCATTGTCTACCTCCTGAAATAGTACTTCAAAAATGATAGGACTATACGTATTGATTTTATCGTTTTCAAAAACAACAAAATGACCAATCTTTACAACTTCTTCTTCCTCAAACATACCATCATAAACTACTAATTGTCCATCTCGCATATATACATCATCTTCGATGTTACTTGCGAGTTTTTTTATTTTCTCAAAAGTTTCTTTTGATCCATCCCACTCAAACGCGTCTAGAAAAATTGGATTAGCTATTACTTTCATTTC